ACCTCATTCATGGTTATTTTAAGGAAAAGAGCATACACAACTTGCCAGCAGAACACATAAAAACCTATTTCTCCAGCAGGGCCTTTCTAAACTCAGCCCTCTGTTCCTTCATTAAGCCATATATCCGGTAAAATCTAGAGCATCGGCTATCTATGTATTCTCTGAACATAAATGGGCTTTCTGCCCTTGCTAAGTCTATCAGCTTGTCAAAATATCTGCTGTTGGTCGCAGAGTTATCCAATGGAAGAAGGACTCGCTCTGAATGCATGGACATTTCAAAAAGGCCCTCTACTGTTTCTAGAATTTCTAAACCACTAGTTTCTGGCTCCTCTTCTCCAGTGAGCAGATCATCCAAGTCTGAGAAACTGAACATCGGAATTGGCTCTTCGTACTCTATCACGTCTGGTTCTTCCCCTTCCTTGTCATACAACGGGACAATCATTGTAGTTTTAATCCCTCTGCCCCTACATCTGTGTCGTATCATCTCAGCAACCCACTTATCATAGGCAACATCCTTTGAGCATCTATCAAGTATGATGCTTGGCTCTTGAACCTTGTTCTCAAGCCAGGTTTTACACAGATCATCATCTAGATTCCATTTAATATCTATTGGCTGACCATCTCCCAGATCCCTATGTGTGACTCTGCATGATAAAATTGTGTACCAGAGCTTTGCATCTCTATCATCAGTCTGTATCAGTCGTATCTGCCCATAACTCGTAAATTGGACTGATACACTTCCAGAGTCATAATCTAGCTCCCAAGGAATCTCTGTTATCTGAAGCTCGGCCTCCCACCCTGTTTTTTGCCTAGGTGTTACTCTTCCAGTTCTATAATTCAGGAAAAGGGACCCTGACATTTCTGGACTTTTCTTCACGCCCAGATCTCTCAAGAAAGTCTTCAGGGCTGGCAGTGCAAAGGATGTTGACTCAATGGAAGAGAACACGAGCTTTCTCACATAGTTGTCTCTTAAGTGTATCTCCACTTTCTGACCATCAAATCTCCCTCTGAACAGTCCTCTTCCCACATACTCACCGTCACTGTTTCTCCGCTGCCTTATCTCATACTTGCCAACTGTCCCCTGACCTACTGATTCGATTGCTTCCAGAAGTCTGACCTGTGCTCTTCTTTTCTTCCTCTCAGTTCTCATGTAATTTGCTATTACACTAACTGCCTTGTGTGCTCTTGTCAGCTCAAAGTCTGGCTTAGAGAAATCTAAGGAAAAATCAACGGAGCTTGTTCGGAAAATCTCACGCATTACCTGTATTCTATCTAGCCCTGGCGGAGCAGTTGTAACTCTCCATAGTTTCTCAGATAACCTTCTGTAATCATTCTCCCTGGTGGTAACGGTTTCCCTGCTGAGCACATTCACACATCGACGGCCCCTCCACTGACAGTATTTTATCATTGACCATATCATTTGTAGATCGGAAGAGCACGGGTCCATAGGGCAATATGATCTGATGCTCTTCCAGGATTGATCAGTTGAATGAACATAGTTTATGAGTGATATTGAATCTCTAAAGGGGCACTCATCGGATGCCAGAGTCTCTTCTAGTGTGTCTCCCATCCAAGATAGCCCCCTTGATTCTCTGTACCATTCAAAGCTAGCCTTGTGTGAAAACCGGGAGCCCCTTATATTCTCTATTCCAAACCACTTTCTCCTTAGCACATTCATCAAGCTAACAGGGGCTTTTGCGCTAATCATTCTTAAGTTCACTTTGGCACTAACTGATCTTCTTCTCTCAGGTGGCGCTATAGAACTATCTCTAAGCGAATCTAATCCAGCCACTATGTTATCGTACAGATGCGAGAATTGGAATAGCCATTTATAATCCCCATCCTCTATATTCTGTATGTGATCAAACAGAGATAATAGCGATGTCATGTGCTGGCCTTCTATTGCATTTGAAGTCACAAACATAACCTTTTCTTGTAATATGTACACACTAGCAGCATGCATCTTTGCATCATTTTGAAACTGCATGCTCTCTGCTATCACAGGATTTGTTGCCTTATATTTCAACATCAACGCTGTTTCCTCTGGCTTCATTGTTGGCCTCACCAATAGCACTGGCTTGCTCTCAACTTCTGACACCACCGCTCTCGGCTCAATCCCCATCTTTGACTGCATACTCTTATACTTTAAAGACTGGCCAAATGATATGTGAGTTCTGAACCTAGGCTGGCCTGTCCTGTCAAACTCCACCTGTGGGTTCTTGAATAGCCCAAGATGTATCAGCCTAAACCTCTTGCTAGCACAAGCAGTGTACATGGAAAGGTTGTGACCAAACATACCACACAGAAGTGGGTTCTCAAACAAGAAGAAGCCAGCCACAGGATGTGGACTATCTAGCAGCTTCTCTTTGTATTTCTTCCAATGGTAGTTTGTGTTCAATCCTAATGTTTTGTAATGAGAAAAACACTGAGCAACAGACACAACATTGCAGAGATTTGTGCTTCCTCCATTCTCAAACACATCTTTCCTTAGGTTAGAGTAAGTGTGGAATCTGTCTGACAGATTGGTGTTAAGATGCGACTTCACGGAGGATGATATAAACTTTATCACTGGCGACAATAACGTATTGCAATAGTACCATACGGAGTTAAATTCTTCCACGCCAGAAAGAGACTCAGAAGTACTCTTCTCTGTGCTTTGTTTTGCAGTGAATAGCGGATACAAATCCCCTTTCAACTTAGACAACACGCAGAGGTAATGCTTATGGTGCTTCTTGTCAGCCCTGCGCGGATAGACTATTGTCTGTATGAATGAAGAATCGTCGGAAGACACTTTGTAAAGTGTGAGATACTTAGCATCTAGTGGAATGGACAGCCCTTTCCTTGATTCTATTAGCCTATGACAATACTTCTCATATAGAAGCATAAATCCACAGTGCACTAAGCTCGAAGTATAATGAAGTATGCCTTGCATCATGTTTGACTGGTTCTTTAGCATCCGACAACCTTTGTCCAACAGATCAGAGTTGTCTGATACACCTAAGAACTGATCCTTCAGCTCTTGAAGGTTTGGATCCGTACTCCTCACTTCCGGATTATCCGAGAAGAGTTTTAGCAACATGGATGGTAGCTCAAGTTTCTTTGAACTCACAAGATTCAAGATTTTCATGCATGGCTCCATCATCTCTGAGGGAAGTATCCTGCTCAGGAAACAGCCAAAAACAGGCATGATGAATCTTTGAGCCCACGTGGTAGCATCATCACTATTCATCACCGAGTCGCTAGACTTTGTGCTATTCATATTTGTCCTAACTGAAATAAAATATTTGTCTGTTCTCTTGAGTTTGTCTGTCCCCTTTGTAAGCATCTCACCATCTATATCCTCACATATTGTCCTGCAAATTGTCTCTAGGAAGTGAGTTATGATCCTACACCTGAACTCCAACACGAAAATCTCTCTGACTCCGCCTATTTGCAATTTCTTAAATAGATTGACAACTATGCCTCCGTACTCCTTTTCAACTTCATCTGAGATCTTCCCTATAACCTTGAAAGGCCTGGAGACGTTGTACTCCCCGGCAAATTTGTGGCAAGCTTCCAAGCATGTTATTCTCTCATTCTCCTTGGACTTCGGATCATGAGTTGACCTCCATAGCTCCCCAGTGGCACTCTTTTTCAAAGTGGACAAAGCATTCAAGTCTCTTCGCAGGAACCTAGTGTAAATCCTCTCGCGCATTCTGGCATGCACTGACTCCGTTGTCCCACCGTACTTAGACCTTAGCTCGTCCATTAAAGTGTCGCCCATACCACATACAAACCGCTCTGAGAAGGAGTGTGGCTTAGGGTTTTCAAGATCAACGTCTGAATGTTTCACTTTCGAACTACACTCTCTCATTTTTAGTTCCTCAGAAATCACCTTGGAAAATATCTTCAACATTCCATGTACTTCCACACTATTTTGTTTATTGTGCAGAACGCCGAAGTAAGAAAGATTGAGTAGTATTTCAAAGCTCCTAACCTCAGTGCAGGTGACCCAGGATAGCATCCCTCGCACACTATCATTACTCTGCTCCCAATCCTTTTGATTCTCCGGCACACTTGACAGAACAATCATTCTAGGATCCATACGCTGGAAGCATCGAATCACCTGATTTCTCATCCAGACTGTTAGCCTGCTTCTTGAGTAAGTATCCCACTTGTTCAGTATCTTCATTGGATCAGAATGCATGATGTTTCCCCTGGTTAGATCCATGTATGCGTATCTGATCTGCTGGCACTCCTTGCTCGTGGCTTCTTTTCCCTCTATCCAAAAAAGTATGCTGGCGTTTATGTGAGCAGTGATTTCTGGGTCAAGACAATCAAGTCTCTGCTCGGTTAGAAAAACATTGAACAATTGCATCCACATAGCGGTTAGGGAAAGAGCTTTTTCTCTAAGGTACAGCAAATGAGTTATGCTGTGCTTGTTTAGACTAACAAACTCTGTCATGTAGAATGTTTCGTACTCCTTCCAAGCTTTGAAGGGAAGGTCCATCTTGGCTTTGATGTGTTCCTTCAGAACGACAACACTAAAGAATATAGCTCGATCAGGCCTAGTTGGCTTTATAAGCAGGAACATCTTTTGCGTGGGCATCTCTTTAAGGATGAATTCGTCTCGCTTGCAGAACTGTTGTCTAGACAAGTTCAATTCCTCTGCTATTCTTGATATGGTCTCAAGACCTCTGGCTAATTTGGTTTCATAGAAGCTTCTGGTGAAGGACAAAAAATCAAGGGAGTAATCAGGGTACTTAGTGTCTGTTCCAGCTAGCTCCATTGCTTTCTTCATTAAATCGAAAACGTCCTCGTCATTCCCGCTTGGTCCCTCAATTCTTTCAAAATGGTTTTGCGTTATAAAGGAATCAATGTCACCTGTTGGGCATCCGAGCCTAAAACCTCTTCTCCCCACTTCCATTTCTGGAGCAACCCTGTCATGCTTAGACCAGGTCTTTGCCTGTATTCCACTAACTGCTAGATTCATCCAATCATCTGGGTCCAGAGCCACTTTCACACGAAACTTCTTTGATTTATCAATGCCCGGAAGAAACCTTTCCTTGTTCTCGGCCGCAAACATCACAGCCTTATTCCACAGTCTTGTCATAGTATCTTCTGGTAGTATCTGAGTTTGCAGGTCCATTAGATCCTCTAAATGGTATTCAGCGTTGTCAACAGATCTGTGCTCAACAATTGCAAAGGGGATCTGACAGGGAGCTTTTAGATCAGTCCTCTTAGTTAGATAATGTTCTTCATGCTCTCTTTTGTATCTGTTCACCCTGGTTTCTAGTCTCTCAATGTTACCTTTGGCTGCTGCGATCTCCCCTGATTCATACCCATCAATCAGCTCTTCATTTATCTTACTTGCTCTCTCATTCATAACACTCATTGAGTAATCAAGGCAGTCCCTTGGAGATAAACTTCCCCATTCACGAATATCATCTTTCCCAATCTGGACGCCCTTTCCTTCCTCTGGTATCACCATGGATTTCATGGACTCTTTTATCACCTTAATATCCTCTGAGTCCTCATCCTGTTGCATACCAACCCAACCAACCTCATAAGCTTTGGTACGAACTATTGAACAAAGAGCATATAGTTCTATCATCAGCTTGACTTTATCATAGTCTACTTCGTCATGATCTGTGCTCATCACACAGGCAGACTCACAAGAAACTGAGATTGATGTCAAGTCTACTGGCACATCCAATTTCAAGGCTCTATTCTCCACTTCTCGCTGGTAGATTAAAGCACCTTCTAAACTCCTCTGCTCTATGAGCTCATGTCGCCTAGTTGTTTTTACTTCGCAGACATGAAACCCATCTTCTGTTTTCCATATAAAGTCTGGTGTTAGTCTATCAGATGGAAGCCCAAGTTCCAGTAGAGAGGATAGTCTAGAGTCAGTTTTCTCATCACTAAGAGCTCGACAAACAACCTCATGCGGCATTCTCTCCATTTGCTTGTTACTCAACCTAAACCCATATTCTGTGTTGTCATACATATCAAGGAAATGTTTATAGAGACTGGAGGAGATCTCTATCTGCACAAAGAGGCCCTCAGAGTCAATGATAACAACTGTACCATCTTCATGCAGAGATTCGTCCCCCCATTTAAGTCTGTGCTCAAAGCGCCTCTTTACTAGTTCGTTCATTAAACTAGCGCAAGTGTGTGTGTTGTTTTCTTCTAAATTTCTCTTATTTGAG